TCTGAGTCTCCTCTTTCAAATACATGACCAAGGTCTCCTGAAGGAACACCTGTTACTCCGTTTCCTAGTTCAATCAATTTATCTGATACTACTGTGTTTGTTGCTGAAGCAGTTGTTGATGTGCCTGTGAATTCTACATTTCCTGAGAAACTTACATCACCTGTAAACGTCTGCCCACTAAGAGCATCTGATTTTAATTCTGATGCTGATACAGCATTGGCTGCTATCTTTAGTCCTGTGATAGCATTGTCGGCTATCTTTGCTGTTGTTACTTGTGCGTCTGCAATATGAGCTGTATCAATACTGCCATCAGTATAATGTTCTGAATTTATAGCATCGTCTGCTATTTTTGTGCCGTCTACTATGTCTGCGGCTAAATGTATGGTGTCAATACTACCTGATACTATTTCTGATGAGTCTACTGCATTAGCTGCTATCTTTGATGAATTAATTGCATTATCTGCTATTCTTGATGCTTGTACTGCATTAACAGCTAGTTTTGCTGCTGTTACTTGTGCGTCTGCTAAATGAATAGTGTCAATACTACCTGATACGAGTTCTGCGGAATCTATTGAGTTAGCAGCTACGTGTCTTGCTACTATGCTATCTGTTGCTATCTTTGTTCCGTCTACTGCATTATCAGCTATATTACCTGTTGCAATAGTGTTTGCGGCTATTTTACCGCCTGTTATTTGTGAGTCTGCGATATGTATAGTATCAATACTACCACTTACTAATTCTGCTGAATCTACTGCGTTTTGCGCTATTTCTGAAGCGCCTACTGCACCAATTGATATTTTAGACGAACCTATAGAGTTAGCTGCTATCTGTGGTCCTGTTACTGCACCATTAGATATATGTATAGTGTCAATACTACCTGTAACTAGTTCTGCACTATCTACTGAGTTTGCTCCAAGTTGTGTTGAAGTGATACTGCCATCAGCTATCTTTGCAGCTGTTACTGCGTTGTCTGCTATCTTGCCTGTTGTTACAGCACTTCCAGCTATCTTACCTGTTATTACTTGTAAGTTTCCTATATGTATTGAATCTATGCTACCTGTAACTAATTCTGCTGAATCTACTGAGTTTGCAGCAAGTTGTAAAGCTCCCACTGCATCTGTAGCTATTTCTGCAGTATCTACTGAGTTAGCAGCTATCTCATTTGAAGTAACTGCATTTGCAGCTATCTTTGCTGTTGTTACTGCTCCTGTTGACAAATGTATAGCGTCTATGCTTCCGGTTACTAATTGTGCTGAATCTACTGAGTTTGAAGCTATAGAAGCCGCTGTAATAGAATTGTCTCCAACGCCTGTTACTGCAGTAGCTTGAAGCTGTGCTGCTCCTACTGAGTTAGTTGCAAGTTCTGCAACACTTACTGCATTTACAGCAATCTCTGATGTTCCGACAGCATTTGCAGCTATTTTTGTTGCAGATATAGCATTTCCTGCTACTGCATTTTCTTGTACTAAAACTTTACCTATTAGTGGCATTTTATGTTTGCTCCAGATAACTTAGTATTACATCTAGACTATCTGCAATATTTGATTGAACCTTTATTGCGTCGCCTGCTTCTAATACTACTTTAGCATCCCCACCTATCGGTGCAAGTGTAGATTGTCCTGGTATTTCTATTTGATGAACTATACCTACATGGGTTGTTGTTGAGGCGTCATAAAATTCTACAGTAGCTTCACATGCTCCGCCACTTTGATTACAAAGGTATAAACCAATGATAGTAACGGTCGTGCCTGAAGGAGTAGTGTAAACTGTTGTTAGTCCTGTTCCTACATTTGCCGTTGATACTGTTTTAAATGCTGATGCCATAATCTTATCCTAATGCTATTGAAAAAGCGAGTAAATCTTCTGTGGTTAGCTGGTCTGGATTGTGACTAGCTATAGTCACTATACTTCCATTTGCAGCTTTTGTATATATTTTTTTGTCTGTTACATTCATTGCTAATTCGTGTGTTTGCAAATCACTTGTATCTGGGGTGGCACTCGCTGTTTCCGACCTTTTGACTTTTATTACGTGAGACATTTTTTAGAAGGTACCTCCATCTAAAGTATTTGTCCATGCTATTGTTCCATTTGCTCCAACTTGTAACATTTGTCCTACTGAATTTGTTGAATCATATGTTCCGATTGATAAAGAAGCGAAAGAGCTACCGCCATTTGCACCATATAGTAGTACGCCTTCTGGTACGGCTGATACTCCTTTTAATCTAAGATTATCATTTGAATGAACTTCTATTGATGCATCATCTACGTTAACTGAAAGAGTATTACCTGATTTAGATAATCCGTCTCCTGCTGTAACTGACCCTGCTCCAGAGAACTGAGTCATTACTAACGCAGTCGTTCCGATTGTTGCTGAACCTGTTACATTTGAAAGTACGAAACCTGCATCTGCTGCTGATCCTTCCTCTACAAAGGTAAACATACCTCCAGTAACTTCTGCGGAGCTATCTGCATCTGTTGCTCTTGTAAGAACGTATGGATTTGAACCGTCACCAACTGTGGTTACAGAGTATATACCATTTTGTGTTCCTGTTGTTTGATCTTTAACAAGTACTCTATCTCCAGAAGTTAATGCAACGCTGTCTATTGTTACAGCTCCATTTCCGTCTGCTGTTAGTGTCGCTCCGACACCACTAGTACCATTGTTATACGCTGTTGATAAGTTAGCTGTTGTAGCTATTCTTACTGAATCTTTAATATCAAGTGCTTGTTTTACACCATCTACATATGCTTTTGTTACTGCGTCTGTAGCTTGTACTGGAGTACCAATATTAGTAACTTTGTTTCCACCCATATTAACAGTCTGTGAACCAGCTACTGATATACCGCCATCAAAATCTGCGGATTCTGTAAAGGTTGCTGTACCTGTTACTGTTATTACATCTCCTGATGCATTACCTAAAGTAACATTTCCATCTAATTGAGTTGAACCATCAACTTCTAAGTTACCTGTTAAGGTGGAGTTTCCAGTTACATCTAAAGTACCTGCTACTAATGTATTACCTGTACCACTTGCTACTGTGAATTTGTCTGTATTTACTGTAAGGTTTCCAGTTACTGCAGCTGAACCTAAGGTTGCTACGCCTGAAACATCTAATGCTCCATTTAAGTCTACATTTTTTCCAATCTCTACTTCTTCTGCACCATTTGTTGTGATAAATTTAACATAAGAAGTTCCGCCTTCGTTTATGTCTAAAGCTGCTGCTTCATTATCTTGTATAGTTAGAGAGGTTGCTTGGTTAGCTAAACTTACTGTTCCGCCGTGTTGTACTATTAATGAACCTGCTGGTTTAATAGTTAAGTTGCCTGATGCTGTACTAATAGTATTATTTGAACCTGTAACTACAATATTTCCAGTTTTTAACTGGTCTATTTTACTAGAGGTATCAACTACTATAGCTGAACTTGCTGTAAGTGTACCAGCTGTGTGGTCTAGCATTTCAACAAATAAGTCTCCACCTATTGTTGTTACTGCTGAAGAACTTGGGTGTCCTACAAAGAGCTTTTTAGAATTAGACGAATACGCTAACTCACCAGCACCTAGTGAAGTTGGAGCGGCGGTACTACTACTTCTTTTGATTTTAATGGTTTGTGCCATGATTTTATCCTATCGAGCTTAAAAGCTCCCTGCGTCTACCGTATCTGAGTCCGCTGAGTTGTTGCCTATCATTATAGGAACAAATTCAAAATTTCCAGTTGTTGTTTCTCGGTAGATCTTTAACTGATTGTCATCAGTATCGTAATATAAATCCCCTTCTGCCAAGTCTGTTGTGCTTGACGTAGGAGCTGTTGTTGATACGAAAAATTGATTTGCTAAAAAGTTTAAAGCATCTTGTACATTATCTTTACCTATCAGAGTACCTACTGGGGAAGTAAGTGTGATTCCTGCAGCATCTGAGACATCCCCGCCTACGGCGTTAGATATCGTTAATGTTGTGGTAGTGGTGGTAGCGCCTAATGAAGTTGTTTGTGGAGTAATTGATATAGTTGTTGCCATTATCTTGTCACGTTTTGAGTAACTCTCGCTACACCCTGTACAAGTCTAGTAATTGTATTTGCACTAGAATTATATATTTCAGTATCATAGTAATATTTACCTGCGGCTATATTTGCAGTAAGGGCGTGTCCTAATTTCATAGTAAACTTTCCTTGGGTTGCATTTGTAATTTGGCAAGTAAATGTTGCTGTAAGAGTAGAGGAAGAAGGGGTAGGACGGAGTTGTGCCGTTACAGTATGTGTACTGATTGGGATTGCTGTTCCGTTTTCTGATAAACTAAATTCAAGTGAAAAATCTGAACCTTGATCAATAACTATATCATAATTTCCTGCTGCCATATTATACTCCTATATGCTAAATTATATCAAAAATATGAGGTGGTGTCAAGAACTATTTTTGAGCGGTATACGCTCGACTTACGAGTTTGGGAATTTGTCTTTAACAGCTTTCCTAGCTAAATAAAATTGTCCAGTTTTTGCTGTATCGCCAAACTTACCAGAATCAATATCGTGGTATAGTAAATCTAATTGTTCTTTTAGTTGTGCGTAATAGTTTGCTCTTTTCTCTGCAGGTGTGTTACCTTTGCTTAAATTTATATTCATTGTCCGTACCTCTTTACTGTTACTGTTGTCCCACTATGTTGTTTATAATGGAGTTTTTTAAATTTTATTATATACTGCCCAGGTTCTTGAGTCGTAAGGGTTAATGTAGTATCTGTCATAGTTCCTATAGAGTCACCGTCTTTAAATACTTCTGTGCCTACTGGAACTCCTGTTACATTAACTACTTCATCAATAGCAGGATTTGTTGTTGAAAACACACAGTTAAATATACTTTTTTCAACCAAGGCAGTTGCATCACTATTTACATAGAAATTGCCATCAGGTATATTTTCAGATTCTAAGGCAACGTGACTGTTTCCTAAATCTGCTTGTGCGCTTTTTATTGCGTCATTGATTAGTCCTGTAGTAGACCACACTATGCTTTTATCATTATCATAAAATATATTATATATCATAAACTTTCTCCGTTTAAAAAATTTTCTGCTGTAAATATTACACAACTCCAAAAATATCTAGAATCAGTATAAGGAAATGTTCCTCTCATGTACCCTGCTGCTGTTTCTGTTGTATCATCGTCATGATGTTGTCTTACTGTGTTTTTTAATACTATAGTATTATTTGTTGTACTGCTTACTATTAGTCCCGATTCTGCAGTACTTCCTGGGAATTCTACTTCTTCTCCTTCTTCGTCTCCCTCTTCTACTCTCGAACTTTGATCTAAGTAGTATGAGAAAGGAGGATAAACTTCAGTTGCTAAGCCACTAGTAATTTGATTATAAGTACACCATCGTACTGCAAAACAAGGTACATAACCTAAATTATGTGTAATAGTCGCGGTATGTTGATTTTCAGTTACTCCATTAAATGTAAAACTAACTTGTACTCCTGAGCTATCTTGAACATTTGGAACTAGTATTCCTTGTGAGGCTGAATGTAGAATTAGACTTTCTGCAGCTCTTGAATCAAACCCTAAAGGTTGAGTAGAAGTTAATACATCCTGTCCCGATCTAGAAACAAATAGACCATGGTCTGTGCTTCCTCTTTTACCTAATAATACTCGATTTGCCATTAGAATAGTGCCAAATTAGAGTACCTAGGTACTACATATGATTTTACAGTTAAAGATGTTGTTCCTGTATTTTCAATAGTTATTGTTTCCAAAGACTCACTCACATTATAATCGTAAGAACTTGCAGTTGACCCTGCTCCATATGTTACTGGAGCTAAAAGTCCGAAACTAATGAATCCAAAATCAATACCAAAATCTATACTACTTATATCTAAAGTTACTGCGTTTCCTGCTGTTATACTAGAGGTAGTCGTGGTGTTTGTTCCTCCTCCTGCTTGTGGTATAGGTGCAAGTTGATACATAGATATTATTCTTCCTAAACTTGTTCCTGTTCCATTGTCAGTATTAAAAATTAATTCATCTGCAGTACAAGTAGTTACATCTTTTCCTGGTCTTGATATATAAAGTCCAAATCCTGGAGTACCTGAACTATGTCCATGATTACTATTTGTGTTTTTTCCTAGTATTATTCTATTTGCCATGATTATGTTCCAAAATAAGTAGTTGTCATATAGCCATATCCACAAGGTATTCTTATTATAAAGAAATTTGCATTGACCATTTCTGTTTCTTGCGCATAGTCACCGTCGCTATATTCATAAAATCTTCCTACAGCTACAGGAGCGCCTACAGCTGTACCTTGGCTGCTTTGATCAGCAGGTAGAGATGCTTGTGCAGCTACTGGGTGTATAGTACTAGAAGTTGTTTTGAATAGATTGAGTCTATTTACAGATTCATATATTTCGTCTTCGCTGTTTTCACCTTCATATCCTCCTGCATGTTGCTCCGATAAAAGTACTAAAGGTATATATCCTAAATTAGGTTTATTTGATGCTCCTCCAGTTAAAAAGTTTAATCCAGCAGAAGACAAATCAGGATAGTCATATGTTCCTGCAGATATTCCTGCTATTGCTTCTAATGAGTCTGAAGCGGGATAAGTTATTACCATATCAGAAGTTGTTTTTCTAAGCCCTAACCTATGGTCAGTACTAGAAAGAGTGCTTCTAAAAGCTGTTACTCCTGTTATACCTGCAGCATTAATATCTGTTTTCATGTTATCTACAGTAGTATAAGTATAGTTAAAGTAACTACTAGTAGTACTAAGTGTTACAGTAGTTCCATCTATTATTATCTTTTTTCCTGTGTAACCCCCATTTGGTTGTCCAGTAAAAGGAGTAGCATATAAGTTTGCTGTTCCTCTTACATATGCTTCTTGATCACTAGAGCTATCTACAAATGTTATACCAGCCCCTCCTCCATATATTTGCCCTGTTCTATTTTTTGTAGAGTCAAAGAGCATATCTTTATCTGCTCCAGTAGTAACATCAGTACCTGCTCTAGATACTTTGAGTCCAAAGGTACTTCCTATGTCTCCTAATAATATTCGATTTGCCATTAGTCTGTAATTAAAATTCTCCCGTTTGTTCCATCTATTGTTATATTTCCTACTACTATACTTCCTCCACTTGCAACACTCATACTTGAAGTTACATTTCCAGAAGAGTTTATAGCATTACCATTATGTGTTGCTTTTCGCACACTTGCTACATTTATACCGCTTGAATCTGATGTTATTTGAGCATCAGCTGCTGTTAGTGTTATGTCATTATTTGAGCCATTGTTTAATCTTAAAGTTCCCGTAGTTGGTCTACTAAAACTAATATTAGTATTTTTTAAAGTACCTGGAATAGCAACAGCTGAGTTAGTATCTCCCGCTTTGGTTATAGTTACATTAGTTCCATCCATAGCAATACCAATATCACTATTTAAGAATTTATTTGTAGCTGTTTGACCTGTTCCGCCTACTCCTACAGGGACTGCTCTATTAACATCTCCAGTTGAAGTTAAACCTGCATTTGCTCTTACAGCTCCTGCCTTCACTGTTGAGGCTGCTGTACCGTTTACATTACTAACATCATTAGCAGTATTACTACTTGTTTGGTCTGCATTATTAGATACTCCACTTAATCCAACAAGTCCTTGAGTTGCTGTTACTGTTGATGTTACAGTTGAGCCTATTTTTAACCTCATACTTGTTCCATCTATATCAACATCAAGTGCAGTATTCTTAACATCATTGTCTCCTAGAGTAGTTGTACCGTTAGATGCTTTAAGGTTAGTACCTAATACCGCACCTACTGTAGCTCCTGAAGCTGGTAAAACTGCGAATGCTTTTCCAGAGCCGCTTATGTCTCCTGCTACTATCGATGCGTTTGATATAACAGTATTTACCCCGGTACCAATACCAGTTAGCTGTCCGCTACCATTAATTGCTATATTAGAGTTTTTAAGTGCAGTAGGTACTGTGTCCGTTGAGTTAGTATCTCCTGCTTTTGTAAGTGTAATATTATTACCATCTAAGGTAATTCCTAAATCACTATTTAAGAATTTATTTGTATTTGTTTGACCTGTACCACCTGCACCTACGGGTACTGCTCTACTGACATCTCCAACTGAAGTTAGACCTGCGTTGGCTCTTGCAGCTCCGCCCTGTACGGTAGAGGCTGCTGTACCATTTACATTACTAACATCATTAGCAGTATTGTCTCCAGTAACGTCAGCACCGTCTGTATATGAAAGTCCTAGTTTACCTTTTGTTATAGTAGTGGTATCAGTTGTACCATCCCCTTTTGTTAGTGTAAATACACCAGAGTTTCCTTGGCTAATAGCTATGCCGCTATTTAAAAATTTGTTTGTGTTTGTTTGTCCTGTTCCACCTACACCTACTGGTACTGCTCTGTCTACATCTCCATCTGAAGTTAGCCCTGCATTAGCTCTTGCAGCTCCTGTTTTAGTACTTCCTGTATCATTAACATCGTTGAGGTCTAGTGTTCCGCCACCGGCTCCTCCTAAAACTCCAGCAGACGTTAAAGTTATACCAGCATTTCGTATACTGTTTGTTCCGTCAATAGGGTCTGTTCCAGCTCTTAGTCTTCCAAAACGAGTTCTACTTGTTGAGTCAAGTACTTCATAAGTATCACTAACTCCATCTATACTGAAACTAAATATACCATCCGTAGTATTTACAGGGACAAGAAATTTGTTTGCGTCAAAAGGTGGTTTTGTTCCCCCTACATGGTCATATTCTTCAACGTATCTTATAGGTACACTCCAAGTAATCGTATTACTTGTTCCTGGTTTTGTTCCTACAGAGAACCATACTAATCCATCTCCAGATACTGCGTTTCTTGCAGCAGTAAGAGTAGAGTACCAAGTGCTTGTTGGTGGATTTGAAGTTCCTGCACTTGGTTGAGATGGCGGAGTGTTTGATTCTTGGAATACTGTAAAGTTTGATGCTCCGTCATTTCCATCATCTCCATCTGTGCCATCTGTTCCATTTGAACCTTCTATTCTTGTAGCAGCTTGCCAAGTAGTTTTGAATCCATAAGTTCCACCCACTAAACTAAACTGTGTTGTTCCTTTAGATACCCATATTGCATCACTACCTGAAGGCACGTCTGCTATATCATCATACCAATTAGTTGGTATAACAGGAAAGTTTGTTATACTTGGAGTAGTTGGTTGATTAGCACTTCTTTGAAATATAAACTCTACCTGAAATTGTGGAGTTCTAGAATTACCTGGTGTAGACCAAGATAAACTTCCAGAAGTATTAGCTGTTGAGCTTTCTGTAGCCAGAGTTTCTGATGTCCAATAAATTGCTCCTGCTGCATCATCAGGTATTGCTTGTTGCCATCCTGAAGCTATACTTGCTATAACGTTATTCCCAAAATGATATACTCCTGAAGTAGGAGTTGTTGGTATACTAAACGTATTATTATTGAAATTGGCTGGGTAGTATAGAATTAACTCTTTTACTTTTTTACCTGTAGCACCATCATCTCCATCTGTACCTTTTTTAGATTTTGTAAATGTCTGTGCTTTTGTGAGTGTTACGTCGTTTTCTATATTTATGCTGTATTCTATTTCTGAATTATCAGTACCATTTGCAACACCACTGTGGTCTGCGACTGTAATATTTTTTTCGCTTCCTGTGTTTAGTGTAAAACTTCCTACAGTTATATTAGTTGCTGTAGTAGTTATATCATACTGACCTGTTCCAGGAGTACCTGTATTTGCTACTGGAGTAAGTTGAGTTGCTCCTTTGTAAACTTCTATTTTTGTGCCTGATCCTCCGAAGCTACTTACAACTCCTGTGTTAGAAGAAGGGAACGTGTGGGCTTCATTTGTAATGATTGCTGTATAAGCTGGTGCACCGTCTGTACCTTGGCTACCTTGTTGTAGGGAAGTGAGCGTAATTGTATCAAATGCAAGTTCTGTTTGGTTTGCTTCTGATACTCCAACTTTAATTGTTTGTGGAGTAGTTACGATATTAGAAGGTATGCTAAAACTAAAGGTATCTGATGCACCTGAGCCATCTGTAAAAGTCCCTTCATCTGATATACCATCTCCTGTAAATTTAAAGAAAGGGTTAGAAAAGTTTTGTGAAGTTGCTGTTAGTGTGATTGTTCCACTAGGAGTCGGTGTTGTTCCGTCTGCTGCATAAGTTATTGAGTAATCACTTGCTGTTAAATTTACTGTTCTTGAGTCTGTACCTGCTCCTGCCGCTCCTGGAATACTTTTACCTAAAGAAACTACTCTTGTTCCTATAGTTTCACTAGTTCCTCTATCTGTTATTGTGACTATTAAAGAAGCTGTATCAGCTGTTATTGCTGTAACTGTAATAACGCCAGTGCTAGAGTTTACTACTGCAGTACAGTTTGTAGTTGCAGTAGATAGTCCAAAAGTGTTTGTTGCTGAGCCACTACTTGCAAAAGTATAGCTTATAGTGCCTTTATTGACTGTGTATGAATTTGAAAAACTTGAGAAGTCACTAACAACTCCTGCTGCATTTGAAGGGAAGTTATGGTTTTCATTTGTACCATTTATACTGTAAGCATCTGTTCCTCTATTTCCACTAGAGAAGTTTATGAAGGAGTAAACGCCTGATGTATTAGTTACTGAACCTAGTATACAATCTTCTGCATTTGAGATTCTAAGAGCTTGTCTAAATACGTTTTTGCCACTATATGATCTTGTTGAAACTGTTGATAGGCTAAGTGCTGTATCACTTGTTATATGACTTACTGTAGAAAAGAATCTAGTTGCACCAGCGGTGTCTATTATTATAACATCTCCTGGTTGAAAGTCTGTTGTAAATGCTGTACTGCTACCTGAAACTTCTGTTGAGTTTGCAGATAAAGTTATAGTACCACTTGCTTGTACAAAATCTTCGTTTGATTCTCCAAGTCTTTTTACATATTTAAAATAATTTTCAGTGCCATCTATGTCTGTTGTTGTTTCTTCTGTATGGAATACGATAGGTTGTAATAAGTCAGTACGAGTTGCTCCTCGTGATAAACTACCATCATGGTCTAGTAATAAATATCCAGTCTGTCCATCTGATAAGTTATCAAAGTCTGCTTGTGTTGTAAATGCTGTATTTCCAGAACTAACTGTTATTGTACTTTCTTCTTCTGAACTAGGAGAATCGAATGTATAGCTACTACTTGCAAAAGTTACAGTACCATTTGCAGATTCTATATTTATAGGGCAAGATAATATACCACCCTTCATTATTCCACCGTTTAGTCCTTCTCCTAAAGTAGGTACACCAAAAGGTAGAATTTTTTCTTCATTCACAGTAAGTCTTCTTTGTTCCCAAGAAGAAGTAATTCCTAAAGTATTTATTGTTCTAACTCTAACTATTATTTCACCGTTTCCGCTAACCTCTGAAAGATTATGAGAAGTAGTATTTAAACTAGGAATAGTTATTCTAATAAACTTGTCTGGATCGTCTACTCCTGGGTGCCTGTAAGCAATTTCATACCCTGATAAATGTTCATATACATCATTAATATTATTACCATTATCGTCTACTCTTGTTGTTACAGGATGTTGCCATGAAATTAACAAGTCTCTATCTGTGGTAGACCCTACTTCTGATCCAAATCCTGAAGCTACCATCTCAAGAGCTACACTTGTAGGCTCTGGAACTGCGTCAGTATCTTTAGGCGGTTGCATTACTGTTGGAATATCTGGTATTAGATATCCTCTATCGATTTTTGTAAATTTTTCTGGTTTATACTCTTGTGCGCTTATTGCAAACGTTAAGTTTTGAATATCTTCTTTTATAGAAGTTACGATGTACTGTTTTAAGCTTCCTGCTACATTACCTCCATCTTCTTCTTGACCTGATACTGTATAAATAACTTCAGCATTTGGTGCAGAAGAGAAGGCTGAACTAACAGTTATTGATGTAGTATTAAATGAAGATATTGGTTTAGTCTCAACTCTTACTTCGTCTGACCAAAATAATTGAACTATAGAACCTGAATCGTCTCGTACATTAGAAGCTTTAACATCTGTATCTATAGCTGCTCCGCTTTCATCTACTAATACTAAATCCCCTTGTTTATAATCTACACTATTTATAGTTGCACTCTGTTGTGTTAAATATGCTCCACCTAGGGGGTAGATTAAATGAAGATTAAAATTATCAGTAGTATTTAAGAAACTACTTATATCTCTATCTGTTTTTATGACTGTAGAACTAGAACTAGTTGTTGTTGTTACTCTTCCACTCGCTACTACATCATGCACGTCTGGATCTTGTACATTTAGTACATCCCCTGGTCGTAGCATAGCTCCGTTTATACCAGTGCTAAAATTAACAATTTCTTCTTCATTTAGTTCAGAAAATAAATGCCATTTACCATATCGTATTGCTTGTCCTTTAGAAGTACAACCAAATGCTGTAACATTTTTTGTTTTAACTTGTCCTGTTTTAGCGATATTACTGCTATCTTCAATAACTACATTGTCTTGTTTATATTGTTTTTCTGGATTAGTCCAAGTTACTATTACTTGATTGTGTTTGAATCTGCTCGAAGTTCCTGCATAACTAAATGTACCGTCTATAACGTTGGATTTTGTAAATGTATAAACTGCACCTTTTTGTATATTAGCCCCTAAAGTAACTGACCCGTTCCACCAGATTAACATACTTCTCATTGTAGAACTAAAGTCTTTTAATACTTTTATAGCATTAGTAGATTTTTGAATATAAATATTACACTCAAATCTAGGTTCTTGTCCGCCTTTTCCATCAGGTACGAGTTCATCACAATATTTTGCTAGTCCAAATAAAGTATATCTATCTATTTGTGCAAAATCAAAATCAGGATTAATATATTGTCCTAGTCCATATCTTGGATTAGTCATTAAGTCCATAAAAATCCATACAGGATTACTAGTATAAACTGTATCATAGTTTGCGTGTCCAGGAGCAAATGTTTTTATGTCTCCTCTAAAATTACCATCCCAGTCTGTATAATTTGAAGTATCTACACCGCTAGTAACATTTCTTGTATAAGAAGGAGTTGTTCTTCTTACAGAACTGCCCTGTATTAATTCATCTTTTGGAAAGTAGTTAGTTGGAACTTGTACTTTTAGCCCTCTTATTTCATAACTTCTTTTTGGTATTGAGGAAAAATCTTGTGCGTCTACAATTACTGCTCCGAAAGCAGAGTAAGGATAACTTAATCTGTCCATTACTATATTTTCTACAACTTTTAATACTGCATTATTTGATACTACCCAGTTGCCGTATTCTCCCCCGACTTCATTTATTCTTTCAAAAGTTAAATAGTAGTCGTCAAAAGGGCCGTACTTACTTATGTCAAATTCAAATAAATAATTAAATCCTTGTTTTGTCTTATTACTAAAACCTCCTGCAGCGTAATGGCCATCGTCTGGAGTATACCCTTCTTTTCTTGGTAAGTTAGAATATGATGAAGCTCCGTTTACAATAACGGTTTTGTAAGCATTACTGCCTCTTTGATAGTGAAATTTAATTCTAATTAATGCACCTGCGTGTCTTAAAGTACTATCTTTTGCTTTCCATTTGTAACATCCTTGGGGAAAATTGAAAGTACATCTTATTAAATCAACTTCTCCAGGATTATCAATACCCATTTCATCTGCTGTTACAGTTTTTGTAGTGCCAGTGTATGTAGGGTTATCACCTATACTTACTCTTAATTGATTCCATGCAGGATATCCTGTGTTAGGAACTGTTTTTAAATCTCCGCCTGATACAGTATGAGCAGCAGAGCCACTACCAACTCCTGAAGGTGTAGGTAGGTATGATTGCTCTCTTTCTCCATTTCTAAATGCCCATAAAAAGTTATCGTATTTTGCTAAAGGGGCTTGTTCTGACGTTCTTTCAGGAGTACTTAAAGTTGCTGAAACATTACTTACGTTTCTTCCTCCTGCTGTAATTGTTACTCTGTTGTTTGAGTTGTCATAGCTACTTACTGTACCAACATAGTCTAATTCAACTGCTGTTCCTGATACACTAGCAGAAGGTGCTAAAGCTACTTTGACTGATGTGCTACTAACAAATTCTGTTATTGTTGTAATTAAATCTGAACCATCTATTCCTGCTGACGTTATTCTAATCTGTGGTTGTAGTCGTTTCTCTCCTTCGCCAATAACATCACTAGCTGCAAAAGTAAATCCAGAAGCACTTGTGATTGTAGTGTTTCCAATAGTAGTAGTAATTGTACCTGCTTTTGATCCGCCTACAATAAGTACGTCTCTTGAGCCTTGAGCTGTGTTTGCTGAGTCTATAAAACTAGGATTGTTATTATCAGTAATTACTCCAGTCGAAGCTACATAACTAACATCATTACTATCTAGAATTGCTACTATATCTTTATCTCCGTAGTTATATGCAGGATTACCATTAAGTTTTATACTAGCTCCTTGGTCAACTAATCCTTCAATTGGTCCTTCTGATATAGTATCGTATATAACAGCTGTTTGCTCTCTTGTCATTCCATTAGAAGAAGTAGTTGGTAAATCCCCACCAACAACAGGTTCGTTTTCGTTATCGTTTCTTAATATTATAGCCATTATAAATTCCAGTTATATCCGTAGGCATTCTTACTATAGCCTGCTGAGTTTTGTATTCTTGCTTTTGTGAAGGCAAAGTTAGTTACAACTCCGCCTGCTGCTACTTTGCCGTAAGCCATTGGTATCGGAACTCCTGTTTTACTAGTGTTTACAGGGCCGTTGAACAGAGCTGCTGAGTCTTCATTATTACCGTCAGGATCTGGCGTTGTTAATTCTATAATTCCTTTTAGGGCTAATTGCATACCTGTACTAAATATAGCTGCAGCTGTTTGACCTGTCATATCTACAGTTAAAGATATAATCATAAGTATAGCTCCTATAATAATTTTAGCCCAGCTTTCTAATTTACTAGCAGCCCCTGAAGGTACTGGTGTGATAATTATATCCTCATCTTCTATAAAACTTAATTCATCTGCGGCTAAAAAGTCAGACATATTTTCTTTTGTGTAATCTTTGACTGCTTTTCCTTTTTGTACTGTAAATAGTGTTCCTTGGTCTGTACATTCCATTAAGTATCTACGAAGACCACCCTTTATAACATCTATAGCATGCATTGCTTCTTGCACACTTCGTACATTTAAATTATGCTCTTCTCCAAATAGTTTTCCCATTTGTCCTTTTAGTATTATTTTTCTATTCATTTGGTTCTAAAATTGTGTATTCTTTGTCTGGGTACGATACGATAAAGTATGGTATACCAAGATTGTTACAGTTCGTTTTGTCAAGGTCACTTGGGCAAGATTTTTGCTCATAGTGACTATGGACTACATATAATATTTTGAAAATAGCTTGAAAGGATGCGAAAGCTAACTCGTCCATTTCAAAGTAATTTTCTTTTTCAGAAATATTTTCCATCGGAATATATCGTTTGTTATTATCATCCTCTACAATAAGTCCACAACATTCTAATGGGGCACACTTTGCCGCATGCTCATATATTTCTTCTATCACTTAAATGTCCTTGCTGCTGGGAATCCTCCAAAAGGTAGTACAACTCTTGTGTCTGTTGTTACGCTTCCGTTATTTGTGCCAGAATTTTTTCTCCACCCAAATCTCATTTTGCATGCTGTAGTTGTTTTACTACAAACATCTCCTTTTTCCCAAAATTCTCCATAAGTCGGTGTTTGTCCTTCATTAGCTTGTTCAGCTTTCCATAATAATGATTTGTTATAATTTTCAGAAGAAGAAACAGCATCTGTATATACTACATAGTCGTTGTCTCGATCATCTAAATAAGTGTAGTATTCTGTACTAGCACTATAAGTACTATATATTCGTACTCTTTTGAAATTTGTATTTGAGTCTGTGGGAGTTCCAGGGCTATTACTTCCAAACACAGCTTGCCAATAATTATTTATAGTTACAGAACTACTTGTTCCATCTGCGTTAAATCTTGTTGTTGTTTTAGTAGTCCTATAATAAGCATTTTTTACTATGCTACCAGAAGTATATGCTGTAAAAGTAGTTGAACTAGGTATTACGTACTCGTTATCTTGATTTACAAAAACTACCTGAGAAGTACCATCTACAAAGTATGATCCATCTATAGCCCAAGGACATCCACTCTGTGCTTTCTTCCATCTATCTAAATGAGGACTTGCTCCTTGGTATTTATGAGAACATCTATCTGCATATACTTTTCTTGCAGGTATTTGTACTGTTTCTATATCAAATGGAGAAACTAGCTCCATCTGTACTGCTGTTTTACTTCTAGCTTTGATTCTGTCTATTATCCAGACTTGTCTTGCGAACTCTACTGGAGGATTTGCACTATTTCCAGAACCATCATCCAAATATTTTTTTAAGGTGGTTCTTCTAATTAGTTTTAACCCTAGTAGGCCATGGTAGTTAATACTTCCTGTAGCAGTACTTAAAACATTAGTAACATTTGCAATAGTAACGTTTGGTCTTGCCATTGCTCCATCATTCTTTGTTTCAAAATTTTGTGCTTCTATTGGTATAGGAGAGTATGTTCTAATTGTACTAGGAGAATCGTAGTCTCTGAATTTAAGACTAGCTAGATTTGATTCTACTCCACTTCCTGAAAAATAAGCAAATACTCCCTTAGATACTTCTATTTCAAATAAATGTATTAGTTCTGAGGCGGGATCTAGCTTTTGTACATCTTCTACTATATTTGACATTATGCTTCGTATATTCTCCTAAATGTAGCTGTTAAGCTGTAATAATCATCGTAGTCCCAGGTTTGATTCCAATCCTCGCAGACTACTTTTACTGTTTCTTCATTGCTTCCTGCATTTGTATCTGAAAAGATATAATCAAATGCAGTTGCTCCTTTCTTAGATTC